CGGTGTCGGCTCTATCCCCGTTCCCAGCGGCTGCGAGTGACTGTCCAGCGACCGGGGATCGTTGTCCGGCAAGGTCTGCAAGAAATCCTGTATCTGCTGCTGGGTCGGCTCCGGTGGAGGGGGAGGCGGGCCGAACGGCCGTGTGTGTCCATACACCCACCGACCACCTCGGGTTGATCCTTCACGTGCGAAGGTCACCGGGTTTAGTAAGTCCACATTCTCAACGGTTAATTCAATAATCACCACATACGGAGGATTAGGAGGAAATACAGGTGGATTTAAGTTCGGCCTCTTGGGAACCTCTAACACCAACATGCCATCGTAAATAGTCGGATCACCGAAATAGAGATTCCCGTTATAGTTCACATAGCAGCTGCCCGGAACGGTCGGCGTCGTACAGGCCTGAGAAGCAGGCACATTGATACCGGCCGGCACATCGGCGATGTAGGCCGGTGTCGCTGCCGCCTGCCCCGCCGCGTTTTTCACATCTTGCAAATCGTTTGCGGAGTAGTAGGTCTGGTAGAGATACAGACCGGCTTGGACGCCTATGGCTGCCCACCCGACCGGCCCCGCGACTACCCGCATGGCGAGGGATACCGGCGACACCGCTTTGGCCGCTGCCGCCACCGCGGCCGCCTTCGCGATCTTGTTCGCATGTTGATTCGCGATCCGATTCGCTTGATTGATGATCAGATCGTATTTGTTTGTCGAGCTGACCAGCGCGAACACAGGGCTGGCGATCAGCATCACGCTGACACCAGCCACCAGCCCTGCGTACGCCGCGATGGCTATGAGCGCCCGGACAGGGCGCCGAAGATAAACGCCATGAGCCACAGCATCACCAATTGCAGTTCTTGATCAACGGTCACTTGCCGCTCAACGGCTGCAACGCCGCCAAGTCCACGTAGAGCGTGCCCTTGAACTCCCGGAGATTCAGCGTCGCCGTGCAGACTTTCCCGACATGGTCCGTCACGGCCTTGGCCAGCACGAGCGAGTCCTGCGGAATGCTCGCCTGCAGCGATCCGGGATCTTCCCCTTGAACGAACAGATGGGCTCGGCGATACGTCTTGCCGTCCTTCCGGCTCACGTTCTCACCGATCCCGTTGACCATCACTTGCGCCACACATCGCATGACACCCTCCTTTGGTTAGAATGAACTGCCCTGCAACACGTACACACGACCCGGATCAATGCGCTGCAACAGATCGTAGTGGCGGGTCTTCCACCGATCTTTTCCCGCAGCGATCACCACATCCAAAAATTCGCGTCCGGCTCCTGGCGCAGCCTCCAGAACGGCAAGCATGGGACCCAGGGAATGCGCCGCCCACTGTTTGACGTCCTCAATCTTTTTCTGCGTCTTCTGAATCAGCAGCCGGGCCTTCGCAAACCCCTCCGTCAGCTCCTGCCACCACGACAAGACCGGCGCGGCACAGCGCATCCAAGCCTCGTCTTCCCGGCAGGTGTCCCGAAAATCCACGGACGACCGCAGCACCCCCACAACAAATTGTCGGTATTTGTCCTCCGGCAAATGGGCCAGCGCGAGGCCGCAGGCATGGGCGCGGGCGTCCTTCAATTCCATTTCCCACCGCACCCAGGGGCCTTCGACCTCAACGCCCTTGCCGCGTTGTTCCAGAGCTTTGTCGTAGATTCTGATGAGGGTGTTGGACTGACGGGAGCCGAGATAGAGGGTGTACCCGGTGATCTGATCTAACTCGTCGTTGCTCTCTTCGACTTTTCGCCACTTCTTGGACCGTTTGACCGCCTGGCCGGCCTTCACCGCACTTTCGACCTGTTCGACCGTCACGACGCCCTTGCGGTCATCCAGGGCGTTATCAATGCGGCCGAACTTGCCCCGCTGGTTAACGGTCCAACGGGCCAGAGCCTGCAATTTCTCAAACGACCAGCCGGACACGACACCGCCCGAGCAGTCCACATGAACTTCCTGCGGGTTCCCTTTCTTTCCGGTCCCGATCCGAATTAGGCCACGGTTGCCGGCCGTTTGAAGATAGCCGATCGTATAGCCAAGGAAGCCCGAGGAGGCTTGAATGAAATCCCCCCCGAGCTGTTCCATGACGGTCTGAACCGCCATGGATGGGATCGTGAACCGGAGCCAATCGACTGATAGGCTGAATCCGCTCATAGGCCCTCCTTACTAATTTGCGCCCCCGTCTTACTCACCGGGGGCGTTGGCGGGTCCCGCGCGGTCGGCTGTCGCCGACCCGCACGGCACCCTCTGCGCGTTTCCTCGGCGATCCGTTTGACCGCATCGCCTGGCGAACCACCTCCAGGTCGAACAGGATCATCCGGCAGATCCGTTCCGCTGGAATTTCGCCTTTCCAATAGGCGCGACGAATTGACTTCTCACTGATCCCCAGCTCAAGCGACAACTCCTTCACTGACATGAGACTCTTTCTCACTTGTGTCCTCCGTGTTATTGCTCACACCCTATCGGCGTGAGCGTGAAAATGGAATTTGACTGTTTGGGCCGGTTGAGGCCGGTTCTGGACCGTTCGGGACAGTCGTGGACAGATCGCGCATGCGCGAGTCCACACCGCGTTGCTCCCGAGACTACTGGGCCATCAAGAAATGAAAGGAATAGGGGTTAGGGGGTTTCAATACTCCTGATCGGACTGAACCGAGTCGCTTCGATGCCTTCTCCACACTCCTCCTTTCTGCAAGCTCATAGCTCGCACGATAGCGCCAACGATCTGTGAGAGAAAATCAGCAGATGTGGGTAGATATGTACAGATGTCGCAGTTGACATGAGCGCGGTAGCAAGTTTGGTGCGAGAGAATGCCGCACCAAATTTGTTAGTATTGTGAACTATCTAGAAAAACTCTGACTCGGGAGAGTGACTACTTTGCACAGAAAGATACGTGGATAGGACGAAAAGATACCGAGCTTTATATGCCTATAAAATCGCGTGGCACCTTGTCACTGAATGATGGAGATACCGACAAGTTCTTGCTCAGTATCTGCTAAAAGTACTATTCTACGCCCGCATTTAGCTTCTCCTGTCTTTAGATGTGACCGTCGGAGGCAATGCCACTATCCCCCCTGTGAGATCAAAAAAACTGACATCCAGCCAAAAATACTATGGCAAAACTGACGCACGAACAAATCGAGGAAATCAAATCCTATCTCAACGTAGGGAAAGAACTTCCCGACGATTACAAGTATCTCCTCTTCCCGCCTGAAAAGTCTGAATGTGACCTTGTCTACAAGAGCAAAGAACGAGTCGAAGATGTCCTCTCTGAAACGTGGAGTGTGCCACTTCAGCCTATCAGAACCTTCAATCTGCCAAAAGGAAAGCCTGCACCGGAATGGAGTAATAGACTCATCTTTGGCGATAACTTGCAGGTTATGAAGAGGCTCTTAGACGATCCACAAATAAAGGGGCAAGTAAAACTGGTCTACATTGACCCACCATTTGCTACGAAACAAGAATTTCAAGGATCACATGAACAGAAAGCATACCAGGATAAGATCGCCGGTGCCGAGTTCATCGAGTTCCTTCGCAAGCGCCTCATCTTCCTCAAAAAACTACTTCATAGGGAAGGCAGCATTTTTGTCCACCTTGACCAGCGCAAGGCCCATTACATCAAGATTGTACTCGATGAAGTTTTTGGTGAAGAGAACTTCCGCAATGAAATAACCCTCCCAGGAAGAGCATCCAAGAACCTCCAGCAACAGTTCGACACAATTACTCGATTAAATGTTAGGCACGACACCCTTTTTTGGTACAGCTCAAGCTCCGCCACACGCTTTAGTCAGCTATGGATTGAGAAACACAACGCAGGGAATCCTGAAGGCCACTGGCATCACTTCTGGAGTACAGCTAACCGGCCGTCAATGAGGTATAGGCTTTTTGGTCACAAGCCAACTACCGGTCAATGGACTTGGAAGGAAGAGCGGGCGAAACAAGCGGCTCAGAACCATGAGCGCTATTTCAGGGAAGGTGGCGGGAGAACACTTGCTGAGTACTGGAGAGATACAGGTTGTGCTCTGGAGTTCATCAGAAAGGATCCTGAAGACGGAAAGCCTCAATACTGGCGTTCTCCCGCAGAGACCCGACTTGCAGACACAGTTTGGGCTGGAGTGCCCATCTATGATAACTCCACGAAGTACCCAACTGAAAAGAACGAGGCACTACTTGCCCAAATCATCGAGTTAGCGTCTAAAAAAGACGACATCGTCCTCGACGCATTTGCCGGCTCTGGAACAACTTGCGCAGTCGCAGAGAAGCTTGGTAGGCAGTGGATTGGAATTGACTGCGGCAAGCTAGCCATTTACACAGTCCAGAAACGTCTGCTTAACCTTACCAGTAAAATTGGGAGTAAGGGACGACCGCTGTCTGCTAAACCGTTCACGCTCTTCAATGCCGGCCTATACGATTTCGCCCGTGTTCGTGATCTTCCGTGGGAAGACTATAGACTGTTTGCACTGCAGCTCTTTCAGATTCGTGATGAACCCCACAAACTCGCTGGCATACAGCTAGACGGCTACAAAGCAACCAATGATGCACTTGTCTTTAACTTCAAAGAAAAAGAAGGAGTCCAGCTCGACGAAGGCTTTGTTGTAGATCTTCATCGACATTTGGGAGGTAAGGCTAGGAAGGAATTTTTCATCGTCGCGCCTGCTGCATGCGTCACATTTCTAGAAGACTACATAGATCGCGATAAAACACGTTATTATATTCTTCGCATTCCATACTCCATTATCGACGAATTGCACGACCGCCCCTTCCAGGAAATCCGCCAACCAGTGGATGAAACCCACGTCAATGATATTGTCGATGCTGTTGGGTTCGACTTTATCCAACCGCCAACACTCGAAGCGAAATACGTGCTATCAAAGTCCAAAAACGATCTCATCAGCTTAGCAACGATCAAGATCAGCCGGTTCGAAAGCCATGCCATGACAAAGAATCCGCGCGAGTTCAAGAACCGCGAAACGCTCTCGATGGTCATGGTCGACTACGACTACAAAGGCAATGGGGATGGAATATTCAACCTAGATGCAGTCTTTTATCGAGATCAACTCGAAGAACATGGATGGGAAGTACGCTTGAATTCACGACTATTTGGGAAAAAGATAATGATTATCTACATTGACATTTTTGGCAACGAGCTTCGCGAAATCAAAACCCCCGCCGACTTCGGAATTAAAAATCACACCAGGCTAAAAGACGCTAAGACAAACGAATGA